CTCTGAGGGAAATTGCTTGTGCTTCTGCATATAATCTATCACCGTCATTGTCAGGAGCACTTGCACTGTCTTTAGGACCTGGGTACCAGTATTCGCCATAGTAATCTTCGTTGTTCCAAGCAGTTGTCATTCCTGCTTTCCAAGTTGATTGGAACCCAACACTTGCATTAGTTACAATAGCTTCGATTGCACCTGAACTTCTTACAGCGTAATTTAAACTACCAAGACCGCCCATTGTAAAGAAGCCGTCTGGGTGTGTAGTTTGCAGTGTAACATTTCCGCTAGGAACACTTGCACCTAAACTACTAATAGTAAAGTCGCCAACCGTAAGACTGTTTCCTAAAATAATATCAGGACTTGCATCTCCACTATTACTTTTAAAAGATCCGTTTACAGTTAGTTTTCGAGGAGTGGTATGAGTATTAACACCAATTGTTCCGTCTCGTTTAATAACAAGTAAATCAGTATCAAACGCTAGATCTGCTAATTCTCTTTGTAGATTTTCGGCAAGTAACTGACCGCCGATACGTTGGACCTGTTGTGCCATTGTAACTCCTCTTTTATGTATTTATAGGAATTACTTGTCAAAATTGTGTAGCACGTTTACAGGTTTTCCGCTAGGTACTGGAGTACCAAATTTAATGTACCAGCCGTCTAGATAAGGTGCATTAGGACCAGTTAAACTGCCTCCTGAACTTTGCAATAATGAGTAGTTTGATACTGGTAACTGAAAAACGTTTTCAACAAATACTAAAATGTTTGCTTCTGCAATAGGAACAGGATAGAATGCATCACCCGAATCTAAAGGACCAAATACTGTTTCTGTTCCATCACCGTTACCTAAGTTTTGATTTGTAATTGTAATTGGTTCTCTAAATCGAATAGGCTTCCAAGTTCCGTCTTGATAAACTTCAAAGTTTGTTTCGTCTGTGTTATAACGTATAAGTCCTTCTTCAGCATTGTAGGGTCTTTCATTTTGAGCACCTTTAGGCACTAAGAGAGACTTTGTTGTTTGCATAACAACATTGCCTTCTGTAGTGTAGTTAATGCCCGGAGCATTTACTGATAATTGTCGTCTATTAAGACTTAAACTTTTCAGAAATCTCATTATACCTCCAAGTAGCTGATTGTTGCCGCTAAGTTAGCTGGTGCTTGACTTACTGCTACAATTTTGTCGCCTGCTTCCATTACAATTTTTTCGCTATCAAATGTAAATGTATCTGAACCTGCAATAAACAAGTTATTTACAATTTGATTTGCTGGACCTCTTGATTGTCCGCTTTTAACAATATGTAAATCGAACTCAGTGTCGTTATTACCGCTTGAGTCGAATGTTGCAGTATTACATACTATTAATGCTGTAATGGCATAGGTTTTGTCAGCCGGCACAGTTAATAATGTTGTATCTGTTAGTGCTATTGTTCCGTTTGCTATTGCCATTTTATTTCCTTAAAAAATCATACTATAAAGTAATGATCTGTTTCTACCAATTACTTCGTCTGCTGTGTCATTACTATTTACGTAATATAAACCTGTAGTTCCAAGTCCTGGCTCTTTACCGTATAAAAGTGTTCCGTCTGCTACTGAAACTGGATCTGATACTTGTTCAGGCATTTTTAAAATTCCGTCAACTGTGACAGAACCTGTACCAAAACTAGCAAGAATTAATTCTGTTCCACTAGTATCCGTTGAAATAGTATTTCCTTCAAACAAAATATTTTCAATAGTAGAATTATTTTCTTTAAAGTTTGCTACTGATGTTCCGTTAATAGTAATATCAAAATTACTTGTAACTGCTTCAACATCGTCGTCTGATAATTCAACCTTTGAATCACCTTGTACAATGTTTTTAATAGTAATGTTTTGAATACCACTAACAATAGCATCATCTACATACTTTTTGTTAGTAAGTATATCATCTTCTGTAACTTGATCTTCGTAGTTGTTTGTTCCGTCAACTCTTACAACACCAGTACCGCTATTAATTAAATTTAAGTCGCCGCCACCGGTTGAAATACTGTTTACACGGATACCAATTAGTGCATTATTTAGATCTCTAAACGTAAACGCACCGCTTTTTACAGTATTAGTTAATGGATCTCTATAGTTTAGAGTTTCGTCAAACACCATGCGTACTGAAGTATAAGTGACAGCATCGCCGCCTCTATCAATTTCAATACCTGCTTGCTGAAGTGTGATACCACTACTACCGGTTTCTCCTTCGTTAATAACAATAATGTTGTCTTTAACTGTAAGATTTTCACTGCTAACAGTGGTAGTATCACCTTCTACAACTAAGTCGCCTGTTACTCTAACAGTACCTGCTTCCACACCTGTGTCGAGACGAATCTCCCCGCCCGATTGTACAGTTACAGTATAGTTACCATTAGGTACATTTAGAAACTTAGACATCTAGTCTGCTCCTTAGATTGCTGTTAATCTTAGTAGCGATTCTGTAGAGTCATCTTCAGTTGCCCATGTATAAGAATTTCCATCATAGTCAACTGCTTTACGTCCTGTAATTTTAGCAATAGCAATAGCCGCACCGCCTGCACCGATGCCAATAATTTGACATTCGTTGTTAGCATTAGGTGTGCTTCCGTCGCTTGTTAAGAAACAAGTACGCTCAATTGTGTCACCGTCGTTTGAACATTTAAATTTATTAGAACCTTTTTGTTCTACAATGTAACCTTCAATTAGGCTTGATCCGTCGTGAAATCTTACTGGAACTGTTGCGTCTGACGCACCAGTTGCACCAAAGTATCTTTTATTAAGTGGTCTTCCCATTTGTTTTCTCCTTATTAGAAGTCCGATGCGAGTTCTAGTCGCTACGCTGTTGGTTCAGCATAAGTCCGCCCTGCGGCACACTATCTGACAAAAGTATTTATCTAAAAAGGAAAAAGGCCTACAACTCTCGCTGTAAGCCTTTTAATAAATTGTGTAGACAGGATTAGGTTTTCCTGCAAACCGGGGACCCGATACCATCTGAAACCCCAGTAGCCTAGTTCCGCTCGGTAGAGCGATGTGACACAGCGTATTTCTACTACCATGCCTGGGTACCACCCCTAACTAGCCAAGTTCGACGCTCTGGTAAACGCCTCTTCCTTGCACTACACTATAAAAGCCGTCGCCTTTATATTAAGTATAATATAGCAAATTGCTACGCAGAAGTCAACCTTTTTCTTACCAAAAAGTTAATTTTTTCTATATGGTGCTGTCTGAAAAGTCTTGTGTAGCACCAAAGGGTATATTTACTCATACACTTCTCCTAGTTAAAGGGTTAAAGTGCGTTCCTTCGCATTATGCTACTTCCGTCCCGTAGGATGAACGTAATATTATTTATCTGTTATTTGCCTTGTCCACGATACTTTTTGTAACTACGTTTTTTACTTTTATTCATCATGCAAGTAGATATTCTTCCGCCGCCGATTGATGTTTTCTTTTTTGTAGTTTCGTGTACTTCTATGTTCGGATTAAATTTAACACGAGCCATAAAGCCTTTCGGTTAGGGTTTTAGTCGTAAAAAAAGGGCAGTGTTGCCACTGCCCTTAATTTTGTTTTACAACTATATCTTAGCTGAATGAAACGTTTGCTACGCTTACTCTTGCTAAGTAGTCTGCCGCGTTACCTAGTGATGACGCAGTGTTGTTCAACTCAACATAACCATAACGTGTCATGAATGATACGACTGGTTCGAATGTTGATGGATCAAGTACAACACCTGAGCTCATTAGCGGGATGTATGGGCAATAGAATGCCGCCGCATCTGATTCGCTTGAGCCTTTGTAACCAACTAGTACGTCTTTGCTGTCTGAAGCATATGAGTTTACATATACTTTCATTGCACTGTTTAAAGTACCAACAAACTTAGTGTTAGTTGGAGCTTCAAAAGAACCTTCAGTTGTTCTTGCGAACGCTGAAGTTGTTGCAGACTGTAGTACAGTTAGAGTGTGTGGCGAAACAACTGCAAAGTTACCAGCACCACGTCTAGTTCTTTGAGCAATTTTGTTTGCCGCTCTGTTAATCATAACAGCTAGTGCCGCGTGTTCGTCACCTACGAATGTAGCAGTACCTGAAACGGCAGCCTGGTCAAACTGTACGTCTGATTCAGCTGAACCTGCTAAACTGTAAAGTGATTCAAGAACTTCTTGGTCGATTTCAGCGGTAATTTCTTGAGCTAGAGCAGCCATGATCTCAGCTTCGATGTCAATGCCTTGTTGAGCTTGTGCATCTTGTGCAGATTCAAAAGTCCAGCGAGCTGATAGCTTTCTGGATTTCGCTTCTACAGTTTGCTTTAAGATCTGAATGCTTAGTCTGTTACCAGCTGTACCTTCAAGAGCTCCTGTTGCGTTTGCCGCACCTGCGTCTGAGCCAGCTTCATCACCTGAATATCCAAGAGCAATCTTGAATGGTGATAGTGCTTCTTCACCTGCTACTGCGTCATCAGCTGTGTCGCTGTAACGTACACGTAGAGTGTGAATTTGACCAACTGGGCCAGTCATTGGTTGAACGCCTACAATCTCGTTTGCGATAACTGTGGGCATTACACGTCTAATAACGGGTAGGATAACTCTGTTAAGAGTTGCAACATTACCTGCTGAAGTAGCACCTGCCGATGCTGTTTCAGTTAAGTACTTCTTAGTGTTTTCCAAAGCAACGTCCATCACTGATTTTTTGTTGCCTGAAAGGCCTTCAAGAAGTGCTGTTTTTGTATCCTGCCAGCGTCCTGTTAATAGTTCTGACATTATATTCTCCTTATTTAATTCCAGCAAGACGTCTAATGTCGACTACGTTCTCTGTGAACGAGCCTTGCTTGCTGATGTCACTATCGATAGTTTCTTTGTTGCCTGTTACTTCTTTGCCTTCAGTGAGTGTTGCCTTTTGCTTTTCTGGAGTGTTGCCAGCCATTACGCTAGGCAAGTATTTTTCAAACGCCGAAGTTAACTTCGCTGTTTGTACTGATTCCAGTAAGTCGTTCATGATTTCCTTTTGTGAACCGCTAAGTGGACCTAGTAATTCATTTAAGGTAGCTGTGCGTGTTGCATGATCTTTTGCACGTCTAATTTCTGCATCTTTGCTTTCAACTAGTTGTGCCTTTTCATCAGCAGACGCTTTTGCTTCAGCTAATTGCTTGTCTTTAAGCTCTACTACTTTAAGTAGTTTTGCTGTTTCAGACTTTTCGTTCAAGTAGCTATTTTGATATTCGTTTGCAAACGCTTCAAATAGTTTACGTCCGAAATCATTTCTGCGAGCAGTTTCGATATCTTCTTTCAGTGTTGAAATCTCTTTCTTAAGACCCTTCTCAACTGCTTCCGCTACCGCTTTAGTACTCTTTTCTACAAAAGTTTTCTTAACTTCTGCAAACTTGGTTTTAGCTTCACGTACTAAACGTACTTTTGTTTCAGCTAAATCTTTCTTATCTTCATAGAATTCACCAATTTCTTTAGCTAATGCTTCTACAATAAATTCTTCTAACTTGGAAAATTTGTCAGCCATTGCTTTTTGATCTTCGTGAAGTTCGTTAATTTCTGAACCCAATTGCTTAACAACAAAGTTTTTCAGTAAGTCTGCATTTTCACGCATTGCTACTGCATACTTTGCTCTTGCTTCTGCTAGTTGCTTACGATCTTCAGCTAGTTCTGAAATTTCTTCAGCTAGTTTGTCTGAGATCATAGAATCAACTGCTTCGGTCATAACCTGCTTGTCGTGCTCATACTTTTCAGCAAATTCTTCACGTAGTTCGGCTGTCACTTGCAAGCGATTTTCTTTAATCTTGCTATTCCAAGCTTCTTGAATTTCAGCAGAGACTTCTTCGCTTAGTCCGGCTCCTTCAAAAAGTTGTTTAAGTGCATCCAACATGTTTTTCTCCTCTTTATTGGAGTTTGTTGATTATATTAATCAACGATTCCTTTAAATATTTTTGTGCCTTGTCATCGTGTTTTGTAGCTCTTGCAAGCTCAAATGCCTTGTAACCGCCTTTAGTGTTCATCAAGTGCTCGTAAATAGGTGTTGGATAAGCACCTGGAGCACTTGGCTGAGCAACGACATCCACAGTAATTATTTCAAAATCTGAAACATGACCGCTTCCGTCTTCTGATACGTTACCAGAGCCCCTAGATGAAACGCCTAGTTTAACTCCGCTTTCTAGCATTGTTTTAACTAATTGTCCCATTGGGGTTGGTAAGATTTTCAATTTTCCTAACCCATTATTTTCGTCCATCCACATCTGAGTAATCATATGAGATACACGATCAAGGTTAATGTTAAGTCCGTCTGGATGATCAACTTCGCCTAACACACTATAACCGCCTTGAATCTGGTCGTTGAGTGTTTGAACAGCCCGTCCGATTTCATTTACAGGATATACACGTTGGTTAGCATTACGCACACCGCCTTGTATGCAAATTCCCTTCATATAAAGGTCTTTGCCTCCGTTAGGATTATCGGTTGACTCAACTACCATCTGTGCTTGGTCAAATGATAGTGTTTCTGTTAGGTTAAACATTCGTTTATGATCCCATTAGACTTTTCGAGTTAGTGCCAGTTTCACCTGAACCTTTTTTCTCAGCACCGTGTCCTTTTGAGTTGTTGCTCATTGACTTAGATGCTTTACCGCCTGGTACATTTACGTTACCTGCGTTATCTTCTTTAGGTCCTTGTGCCTTGCCACCGCTCTCTTCACCGCCTGCTACGATATTGGAAGCTGTGCCACCCATATCATTTTTGCCTGCTACTGGTGATTTTGTATTAGCACCGCTTTCACCTTTGCCTTTTGTTTCAGCACCGTGTCCGCCTGCTACTTTTTCTACGTACTCACGCATTTGTTCTGCTTCAGATTTACGAGACTTAGACTCATTCTTTGCTTCGTCTTCATCTTCGTCGTCTGCTTCAAATGCCATAGCTTCTTCTTCTGGCTCTTCTTCGCCGCCCATGTCATCCATGTCCATGTCGCCTTCTTCGTCGCCCATGTCATCCATGTCATCGCCGCCTTCTTCGCCGCCTTCTTCGCCAGCCATCATTTTTTCAAATTCTGCTTTAAGCTCGTCAAGTGCGTCTTCTAAATCAACAACACGATCTTCCATGTCATCTTCGCCTGCATCGTCCATACCTTCGTCGTCGTCGCCTGCTTCTAGATCGCCCATCATGTCGTCTGCTGGATCGCCGCCCATGTCATCATCGTCGGCTTCCATTTCAAATTCATCAAAGTTTTCATCAACTTCTTCATCAGACTCATCAACTTCTTCATCTGACTCGTCTACTTCTTCATCAGTAGTTTCATCTAAGTCATCATCTGACTCATCTACTTCTTCGTCAGTAGCTTCATCTACTTCGTCTTCGTCTGCTTCGTCAATGTCAAGGTCATTTTCTAAAAGACCTTCATAAATGTCTCTTGACTTTTCAATCACAAATTCGTGGAAAAGTTCTTCAGCTTTTGCTTTGTCGTCATTTACTAATGACTCTAGCATAGCTTCAATTTTGCTTGTATCTGCCATAACTGTTCTCCTTTATATAAATGTATCGTAAGGCTGTTGTAATGTATTTACTTAATTGTAAAAAAATCAGTGGAAAATAGGTGAAAAATGCTACTTTTTTTAAAAAAGTATCAACAGTGCCATTGTTTTTTAAAATCTGACACAGAAATATGCTCTAAATTAGAAAGATCTCGAAGTTGTTTTGGTACAAAACTATCTCCGTCTTTTACTACTCGTATATATCTCGTATCTTTATGATTTCTAATAGTAGTTAATGTTTGTCGTTCCCAATTTCCAAAATATGTTGCTGGATCTACACTCCTTTTATAGTTTTGTGTGTCTGCAAACAAATTGTTTACTTTATTATATTGTCCGTTACCTGACGGTAATCCTCTAAAATCAAAACCTAAAATGTAAATTGTATCATAACCGTGCATTGCACTAGCCATCCAAAGTGCTGTTGGACCGCTTGACCAACCTTTGCTTGGTTGAAAATATTTAAAATTATGATATGAGTTATATGCTTTGTTTGGATTGGTCCAAACTTCGTGTTTCATTTGATATCTATGAGCATTAATTTCATTTACCATCTTAACATCTACAGCAATCAAGTAGTCAGGAGTAAACGTTCTATATACTGCATTACAAGCATATATCTTGCCATGTTCTTTTAGTTGGGGTAATGAAATTGGTTCTCGGCTAGTTCCGTTGCCTACCACAAAGGCTGTGGCCATATTATTAAGCTCCTAATTCTGCGTTAGCATTGATGCCATACATCTGACGAAGGAATTCTAATTCTTTTCCTTTGTTTTCAGTATGTAGCTCAGAAGCTCTCCTTACTTTGTTGATTTGAGATAGTGTAAGTCTAGTTTTTCTAGTATCTTTCTTTTGTGTAATTGATTGGTCAAAAGAAGGATCGTACCCTTTGTCATCTAAGGTTTCAAGGGTTTCTCGATCAAAATAAAAGAATTCTCTCAGTTTCATGTTAGTATTTATACCGTTTGCTGTGTTGTGTCGCCTGCGGCACCAGCACCGCCTAACTCATCGCCTGTAACAGTATCAGGTGGTGTTCCTTCTCCTGTAACATCACCGCCTTCAGGACCTGCCATTTCATCTTCTAGTCCACCAAGGTCGCCGCCGATGCCGGCTCCACTAATACCGGCTCCTCTCATTTCTGCAGAACCATCCGGAGCAGGTGCTCCCATAAGTTCATCATTTTCTTCACGCCACATTCTTTCGTTCTCTGCAATCTCGCCTTCGCTTAGTCCTAAGAAACGTTTTAATGCAAAGCGATTTGATATAAACGGAATGCCTGCCATGTTTTGGAATGTTGGCACACGCTGATTGTCTAATTCACTTTGTCTATAACTTGCAAAGTTTTGTGGTGGATTAAATGCAAGGTCAAACATTGAAATATCAACGTTAATGCCTTTTTCTAACAAGTAACGTTTAAACTCTTGATTGAATACTTCAGTTACTAGTCCTTGTAGTCTTTCACAATATTTGTTAAATCTATATTCTTGAATATAAGCAGTACCTACCCTACCGTCATTAAAAGAACTTTGTCCTTCATCTTGTGCCGCAGTTGGCAAGTACGAACTTGGAATACGTAAGCCTCTAATTAATTTATTAGTAAAATATTTTAAGTCGTCAATTTCGCCTAGGTTTGTGCCTCCAGGCAGAGTTTCAACCTTAGAACCTCTACCCTCAGCAGTTTGCGGGAAGAAGTAGTCTTCGTTGGTTGACAGAGGATTATAGCTCGAGTCTATGACATTAGTTCCACCTCCTGTCTTCGATGGGATACGTCTTTGATGTATTTCCGTTTTTACACGCTCCACAAACTGCATAGCAAGGTGTGAAGGCATGTTGCCCACATCAACGTAAAAGACTCTCCTTTCCGGAGCTCGTTGTGTTCTATAAATGATAATAGCATCTTCAAGAAGTTCTTTTTGTTTGTATACTTTAAAGATACTTTCTAATAACGAATTACCAAAAGGTGCATTATTGTCTAACCCTTCTGACAAACTTAAATGTACAATGTGTTCTGCTGGAATAGCAACTTCTTCTTCAGTTTGTTGAAAGCGTGAGCCTGCTTGTTTTTGAGCATTGCCTACCATACCTCTAACGCCGCCAGTTAAATAACCACTGCCGCCGCCAGTTACATTTCCATTTGTATCTAAAGGTGATGTTGCAACTTTGTCTTTAAAGTTTAAATTTACATCTTTAATAACATACTGCTCAGGCTTTTTGCCTTCGCTTTCATTAACAATAATACTTACAACTTTTGCAGGGTCTACATGATACCAAGTTTTAGTTTCTGGATCTCTAATAAAGAATTGATCACCATATTTAAAAACGTTTCTAATGATTCGAAACATTCTAGTTTCAAATCCTTGCATCTTAGTCCACTGTGAAAGTAATTGTTCTAATACTTTTACTTCTGTGTTAGTTGCGTCTTTTTTAAAATCAAATCTAAAGTTTGTTTTGTTGTGTGTGTTTTCTTGCGTACAAAATTCTGCAAGAATATCTAGTGCCGCGTTTACTTCACTATCGTTGTCCATGGTGTTGTATTGTCCATAACGTTCAACACGGTTAGGAGCACCGACATATACATCAGGAAGATAACTTGAATAGTTTGTTCTTGCAGGGCCTGGTTGATTTGCATACTTGTTGCTGAAAGGACTCATTGATCCTGTTCCGCCATTTTCAACTGGCACTACTGTAAAATTTTTCTTCCAACTCATTCAAATTATCCTAAATTATAATTTAGTGCAAGGTTTCTACGAACACGATCAAATGTTCTATCACTTCTATCGTTAACATCGAGAATCGCAAGCATTGTAGTATTTAAGTCTTTTAACAGCGTTTCAATGTTTTTCTGAGTGTCACTGCTAGCCGCTAGTTGTTGTGCCGCAGTAGCAATTTGGCTATTTGTTTGTTGTATTTCTGCTTGATTTTGTGTTACAGTTCCTAGATCAGGAGCGGTAGTATCAACGGTAGGTCCTGCACTTGCAACCGATGTTGAACTTGAGCTACTAGCAAATAGATCAGATAGAGGTTTTCCTTCTCCGCCTAACCAAGTTGGCAAATAGTCAGTAAAGCTAGGCAGTGAAATATCAAAACTAAATGCGTCTACAATGCTACTCCACATTTTGCCCATAGACTCCATAATATCCCAGTTTGCAACAGCATTATATGCATCATCAAATAATGACCCTACTAATGTTCCTACGGCGGCCGCTGCCGCACCGATTGCTAATAACGGAGCAGTAACGGGAGCAAATGCTATAGCTGCCGCAGTTCCAATAGCCGCTAATCCTCCTGCTACCACTTGACCTGCACTAGGTAACATTGATTCTTTAATACTTTCCCAAAGAGTTCCTAATGCATCGCTTACATATTCTCCAACTTTTTCTGCCGGAGGAAGTGCATTTGTTTTAAGCCAATCCATGGTTCCTTCAAACCATTCTGTCATTTTATTTTGTGCCGCATCGCCAAGTGTTTGATCTTCTCCTACGTCAAACATATTTTTTAGTAAACCGTTTACACTGTTTTTAATGTATTCAACTGGTCCGCCTACACCTGTTTCTGCATCGCCAAATGTAAAACTATCTAATAATCCGTCGAACCAATTAATTGTACCTTCAATAGCAGGTTTAAGACTGTTAAACATATCTTTAGCAGTACTGCCACTTATGTCTAAGTCATTAAACATTTCTGTTAAAGATTCAAACAATCCGCTGTTAACAAATGTGTCTAATATTTGACTCTTAAATGATTGCATAGATTGCTCAAGATTAGTCATAAATGCTGTAAATTTATCACCGGCGTTTTGTTCATCACTAATTACCCTAGCAGAACTTTCAGCCATTCTAGTTAATTCTTGAGCACCGGACAACATTGCATAAAGTGCAGGATTGTTAGTTTGCATAGCCTGTAACTGTGCATCAGTATATTGACTTCTAAATTGATCAATTACAGGACCTAGTTCCGATAATGCACTTCTAATTACTTCTGGATCAGCTCCTTCAGCAATTAATCTTGCTACATCAGCGGCACGACCTTGGGTAGCAACCATAAGTTGTCTACCTACGTCAGTTTGTGCAACACCATCTGCTAAATCATCAAATGCTTGTGCCATGCCAGGTGCCGATCTGTTGATCATGGTCATGTTTGTAATAAAGTTTTCGCGAGCTTGGCCTTCTAATTTGCTAGCCATATTACGAATCTTAGCATCACTTAGTACTTCAAGTCTACTTCTTGCGGCTTCTCGACGACTCATGCCTGTTAGTTTTGCTAGTCTATCTAATTCTATTGCGTATTCTTGGGCACCTTGTACAATTTCTGCATCACTCATTCTACGTATTCTACCGCTACGTGCATTTTCTTCGTAGAAACTTGTTAATCCGTCATTGAGTTCTTCAATACTGAAACCCATATTAAATAGTTGTTCTGCAATTCCACTTGTTCTCATGCCTTTGCTTAAATCAGCAAATCTACGAGCACCTTCAGTAACACTTCCGCCCATAATAGCAAGCGATTCTGTATTTTGAGAGACGAATGTTGCAAAGTCTGTAAGACTCATTTCAGCTCTTATTGCAGATTGCATAAAGCCAAACATGTTGTTGCCAAAACTTGCACCTATTTCGGATAATTGCCTATAGGTATTCAGTGTTGTATCAAGAATTCCAGCAAGCCCTTGCAGATGTTTACCTACAATAGGTATCATGCTCACAAGAGTCTGTAAGTTATTTTCTCCAAATATTAATTGTTTTGCAAAGTTTGTTACAGCACCTAGTGCAAATCCAGCTAATGCACCGCCAAATTTAAACACACCTTTAATTGCACCGCCAATTGCTCCAAAAAGTCCACGGCCAGCACCCGATGATGCACTGCCAATAGCACCAGCAAGACCGCCAACTGCATTACCTGCAACTTTAGAATTTCTTCCTAGCATGCCTAATAAACCTGCAATACCGGCTATACCTGCTAGTCCGCCTCCCATACCACCGCCGGTGCTTCCACCGCCTGTGCTTCCACCGCCAGTGCCGCCGCCGGCACCGCCAATAGCGTTGACAAGTTCGCGAAGAGTGCTTTCAGACGCCGCATTTTCTGCGGTTACTAAACCTACGCCAGGAATGTCTATTTGAACCTTTGCCATTTATTAAATACTCACATAATAGTTGTCTATAAATACAACGCTAATACTATTTAGCAGGAGGAATTAACATGTCAGATAATACAGATCAAATTGCAAACTTACAACCACCAGGTGGAAACCCTTTACAGAAACATTTTAGGCAACCTAAAATTTATCTAAGACTACCTAGTGGAGGAAAATACTGGGCTAAAGGTTCTCTTGATTTACCTGAAAACGGTGAAGTACCTGTTTTTGCTATGACAGCAAAAGACGAAATTGTTATGAAAACTCCAGATGCACTAATGAATGGTCAAAGCACTGTTGATGTTATTCAAAGTTGTATTCCTGCTATTAAAGATGGCTGGCAATGTCCATCAATTGATCTAGACGCTATTCTTGTTGCTATTAGAATTGCAACATTTGGTGAAAAAATTACCGTAAAAGGTAAAGTTCCTAACACAGACATGGAAAAAGAGTTTGATCTTAATCTAAGAACATTGCTTGATCAGTATCTTGCAATGGAATACCAAGATGTAATTCAAGCAGAAGAATTTTTAGTTCAAGTACAACCAATGAACTATAAACAGTTTACACAGATTGCTACAAAAACATTTGAAGAACAGCGTGTTTTAAGTATTGTAAACGATAATACAATTTCAGAGGCAGAAAAACTAGACAGATTTTCTAAAACTTTTAAAAATATTACTGCATTAAATGTTACAATGATTTCTGATAGCATTACTGCTATTCAATATAAAGACGAAGATCCTGTAACTAACAAACAGCACATTAGAGAATTTATTGAAAATGCAGACTCTTCTGTTTTTAATATTATTAAATCACATGTTGAACAACTTAGAGATAGATTTACTAGCCAACCAATTGATGTTGAAGCAACACCAGAGGAAATTGAAGCAGGTGCTCCGGCCAAATACCAAGTGCCTATGCAGTTTGATCACTCAAATTTTTTCGGCTCAGGATCCTAACTCTATCCATCTCGGAAATTTTAGAAGAAGTTAGGATCCTAGACGAACAAGTAAAACAAACTAAACACGAACTATTAAAAATTACTTGGCTAATGCGTGGAGGTATTACTCTTACTGAAGCGTATGATCTTTCTCCAGAAGACAGAGAAATCATTGCAAAAATTGTCGATGATAATTATAAGACTACTGAAAAAACTAAATTACCGCACTTTTAATGTTACTTGTTCTTAGTAACTGTATAACCCATTTTTTGTAAATCAGCAATAGCGGCTTGCACCATTTGATCTTTGCGTGAAGAGTCGATTCCACTTTGCTGTTCAGGATCATCACCGTATGCACTTTTGTTTACTCTACTTCCTACTTGTGCCTGGAAGCCTTTTTGTACAAACTTTTTAAGGATCATCATAGCAGTACGTTTATCAATTTCTCGAGGAGCAGTTGCTTCGTAGATAAGTTGACTTTCTAATTCTTCCTCAAGAGATTCAGCCGGTGTTAGACCGGATTTTTTATTCATTTGACTTTTAACAGCATCTTTTGCTGTTTTCATAGTGTTTGCAATAGCACCAGCACCTTTTGTAATTTTGTCAGCTACAGTACCAGCCATAGATCCAATTCTTTGCATTAAACTAGGATTCGCTCTAATAAATGCTCCAACTTCTTGCGGATTAGATATAAATCCTTTTGCTTTAAGGAAATTTGAAATATTAGAGATTGTCATCTTGCCAGGTGCTCTTGGATCTTGAGAAACAATAGCGGAATATTCTTTCCACAGTTTTTTAACTTCTGTATCAATTTCATGTGATAGTTGAGCCTTTTTACTTCCCATAGCTCGTCCTATCATATTTAAAGGACCTTCTTCAACTTTTTCCTCAGCAAGAATATCATAAACTTTCATCTTATACTCCTAATATAATTTATTTATCTAATACGTTTTAAATATCTACTTCGTAGATATTAGTTTTCGCTATCGCTCAAACTATACACTTCGTTTATTTTATATAGTTAAAGTGCGAAGCACTTACGTTTCATGTAGATTGTTTCAGTCAGACGGAACCTGTTACGGTTCCATCCTGCCTCAAAAATAGCTTCATGTGAGTTCGCCACCAGCCGAGACTTGGAAGTAGGTGTTTGTTATACTGCTACACAATGGGCTCTGACCTTTCCCAACCTACGTCGACATCGTTGTTTCCAACTACCTCTCGCTTCGTTCCTATTGCTAAAGAGTTTTTATGTGTAATGTGCAGTTTTTCGACAGCCAACAATCAGTCTATGCCAATCAAACACCCTACTACCGGATGCCGCTCAGCATGTTACGTGTGCTCCTATACGGATGCTTTTTCCACAGCGGTATTTTCAAACTGGCCCGCCAACCTTATGTGTTGGATTGTTTTGCCTTTATGGTGTGTTCTAGCAAAGCCTGTCGCAATTTATCGGAACCGCCAACTCTAACATTAATAATTCCATTGTAATACTCGTCGCTCTCTAATACACGGCGGTCAAATTGCTCTCTTGCCTCAATGTAGGACATTTCGCCCCGGCCTTTACATAGGTATAGTATTTCTCTTGTGAAGTTTTCTGGGCCTAGTGCCTGTACATCTGCATTCAATCTGTCTGACGATCCCCAATAGTCACGCCAGTCTGATTCTTTGTAGCCTCTGCGTTTATTCTTTTTGCCTTTAAGAGGTGGCTTAGTAGTTTTAAACTTTGCTAATTTTTTGCCTATGTACTTTTGCCCAGTGGTAAGATTGGTTATGAGATAAACAAAGCCTTCGTATTCGTCTGGTATAACATCAATTGGTTTGCCTTCATAAGTCCACTGCATGAACTTACTTACCGTGCCTAGTTTTCGTTGCCTTCTTTTTTGGAATTGTGCTTTATATGAATCTCGTCCATACGCATTTTAGCAAGGGTGCGTATTTCACGCAACCATTTTCTTGCTTCTCTATGCGTACGAACACTATTTCTAGATTCAAACTTTTCGTTTGCCTTAAAATATGATAGGTATGCCTTTGTTAATTTGTCATGAATATCATCTTCAATCATTCTACTATTTCAATGTCATTTTCATATGACGTGAATCCGTTTTCCTTAATAACTTTCATAACATGATTTACACGACCGACTAATTCGTCTTTGTGTGAAATTAGGTATACGTTCTTTTCACGTTCTCTACCCATCTTCTTAATTACTGCAAGAGCATTTTCAACACCAGCAGTATCCATGCCTGAATCAATTAACTCGTCAATAAACAACAAGTTTACATTTTGATATAACGATTCCCAAACATCGCGGAATGCAAAACTCAACCCTAAGATAAGTCTGTTGCGTTCTCCACGTGACAAGTTATCAAAATCTAAGTCTTGTCCTAGTTGTGTGATTTGTACGTTTAGATCGTTTTGAAATTCTACTTGATGTGGCAATCCTAATTTATCAAGATAATACGTTAGCCTATTATTCAAGTATGCTAAGTTCTGATCAATAATCTTTTTACGAATAAATGAATCTTTGTTAGTTAAAAGTTTTAACAAAAATTCTTGGTGTTCTTTATAAGTGGTAAGATCATTAACGCTACTCCAATCAATTTCTTGGATAGCAGTTGTAGACAGTTCGTTAATTTGTGCTTGATATGGATCTTCTTCCGACTCTTTACTTATTAGCGTTTGCTTTAAGTTATCTACGTTGTTTCTATGCTCGTATGCTTCTTTCGCAGTTTCATAAAACGTATTAGGGCGACCGTTAATATCACCAATGCTTTCTAGTCCTTTTAATACTTCTTCTAGTTTTCCACCAACTTCTGTTTGATACGCTAATGCATCGTTTAGTTCTTTTGCTTTTCTTGACTCAATTTCTGTTTTTTTGTCAGCATGTAATGCTTGTCCGCAAGTATAACATACTGCATCGTCAAGATTTGCGATGTCTTTTTCTGCCTTTTCAACAGATTTAGTGGCACGTAGTAATGCACTCTCAAGTGTGCTTTTTTCTTTATTAAGAGCCGTAATTGCTGTGTTTAATTCAGTCCAGTTTGCTAATTTTTCGTGTGCTTCTAGTTCTTCGTCAATGTCTAAATGTTCTAATTCGTCAATTGATTTTTGTAGTTTTTCGATGTCAGCACGTTTTTTAGCAGTCCATGCTCTTTGATTGTTTTTTAAACTTTCAATAGTAGTTTCAATTTTACTATTAGCAGTTTGTATTGCTTCAATCTTTAGTGTTTCTTGTGTAATTGCTTCTTTAGTAGTGCGAACTTTTTCTTTAAGACTTTCTGCCTTTTCAGATAGAATAGTAATACCTAATAACTGTTCAATAATAGCACGTTGGTCATTAGTACGCATACTCAAGAAAGGTTCTGTGTATGTGTTTAAGGCAACAATGTGCTTAAACATGTCATGACTCATACCAAGTAAGTCATTGATAAATTCTTGTGTTTTTCGACTGTCGCCTTGCGACTCGTCTGTTAATTCTTGTTCTTGATTGTTGATATAAAATTTTAAAAATGTAGGACTTCGTCCTCTCTCAACTTTATATTCTGTTCCATCTTTTTCAAAATCAAGCGAGACAACCATACCTTTTGAATTCGTTTTGTTGATAAGGTTGTTTCGCTTGATATTAGTTAGTGCTTGGCCATACAGGGCATAGCTCAACGCATTAATAATGGTTGTTTTACCTGTACCGTTACGACTGCCAGAATCGTCACCTCCTTGATCTAAGTTTTCGCCAAGTACTAACGTTAGTTGTTCTTTGTTAAAGTCTACAGCCTGGGTTTGGTTGCCCACACTCATAAAATTCTTTACAGTTAAATCCTTGATTCTAATCATTTATAGCTCGTTGTATATGTCTAGTAGCATTTTTTTGTTAAAGTTATCGCTATCAATAGCAGTAATTTCGTTTGAAACAATTTGATCTACACTTTCAAAATGTTCAATGTCAAGTTCTGTTGAAATTTCTTCGATTTGTTTTTGTGGAATAAGTGTAATTTCTCGACAACCGTGTTTATTAATATATGTTTCTTTGATAAACTGTGCTTCTTCATATGAGATAGGCAAATCTAATGTAACACGCAGATACATTTTAGGTTTAATAATGTCTGCATCTGGATCTAGCAGTTTGCTTAGTTTAGTTGTGCGATACTTAGGACAATTCCACCAGTTAATATATTCTGGCTCTTTACCGTTTTCTTTGTCAAGGATCATCATACCGCGTTCGTCATCCCACGCATCTGCATAGTTGTGTGGAAACGCATTTCCAATGTAATGAATCTTGCCTTGTACCTGACGTTTGTGGAAATGTCCTGAGAACACATAGTCTTGATTTACAAAGTGTTGTGGACGCAAGTCGCCGTGGTCTGGCATTTGCACCATTGCGTTCATGTAGAAACTAGGAAGTTCAAAGTGTCCAAACATGTATTTGGCTTTAATGTTTTCTATTTGTTTCCACTCGTCGCCAACAAGCCACGGAACAAGTGCTACATCATCTTCTTCGTAGATTTCGTCAACAAAAGTAACACCGTCAATATGCTTACCAAAAATAGTAGAGCTTACATCACGCTTGTCTTTGTAGTACAAGTCGTGATTGCCTACAAACATATAGAACTTGTCAAATGCTTTACCTAGTTTTTCTAAACTACGAATAGTAGCATCCATGGTTGTTAGGTTAAGACTGTTACGATTATGATGCCAATCGCCGCAAAAAATGGCTGTTTCACAGCCACGTTCTTGGGCTTGTTCAATAAACCAGTCTACGAATTCTTCACAGTCGTCGTTGTGTATTTTGCTATTGCCTTTTAAACCAAAATGAATATCGGTAAAGACCGCCGCTTTCTTAAACAAATTGTATCTCCACTATTAGATGTTATTCATTATACATATGAATACTATAGATGTCAACCTTTTTCTTTCCAAACACTCATCTTAGCTTCTTCGTTGCGTTTTACACTGGCTTCCCACTCGCCTTGTGCTTGTCTTGTATAACTAGGATTCATGTCGTTCATTTCAAGGATATCGTCTCTAATGTTTTGATTGCGTTTTTCAATATTAATGACTCTTACAAAACTATTTGTAACCGCCGCTGTGTAATATGCAAATGGGTTTTGACTTTTAGACTCGTCAAATTGTAAACCAATTTGTGCAAGTTGTAAAATAGCCTGTCCACGCATTTCGTCGTTGTAGGTGTAACCACGAACGTTGCCTCGGGTAGCATAACGATCACAAAGTTTCATCCACATACGAGCAAGTTCGTTTGTAGCCTTTCCGTGTTTTTTATTAAAACTTCCGTTCTCCATGCCACCTTCCCAGTGACTTTTACCTACGCAGATAAGTTCGCCTTCGTCGTTGAATTTAAAATGTTGAAATGGAGGAAAATTTAGTTTTACTTTAGTGTCTGCTACTGTCTTTGGTGTTTTCTTTCTGCCTGGTTCGTCTGGAATGTGATCAAATGTCATTACACGAAAGATTAGTTCTTCTTTTGTAATCTTTGTATAAGGAATGGCACAATCTGCTTGTTTTACTTTTTCGCCTGCTTCTTTACGTGCTTCGTAGTCTGCGGTACTAAGACGCTTTGCTTTGTTTCTTTTTGCTTCTGCAATAGTACGAATGTTAATTTTTTCAACATCGTCTAAGATAATGTCGTATTGATTATACTCAGGATCAACATAACTACAAAATGTGTTTTTTGATTTGTGTATCTGCTTTAGTATATCTCTGTTGTTTAAGTAGTTTACTCTTTTCAAATTATATTCTCCGGTTAACATAGTTCTATTATAAACTATGTAGATAACTTTGTCAACTAAATAATGTATAAGGAGAGACTATGAGTATAGGTGCATTTTTCAAAAACGTAGCAAGTGATGTAGAAAACATTGCCAGCAATGTCCAACGAGATGTTACTAGTGCATTCGGCGGAATTAACGATGCATTCGATGCAGTTAGTGATTTTGCAGGCGGTAGTGGCATTGGCGACTTCATTGGCGGTGCTCAAGGTTTCCTATCTAAAATACGTTCAAAAAATATTTCAAGGGGTGCAAATCCCTTTTCAGCAATTGACACATCTTCGGCACAGTTTGCTAAATCTAGCGGCTTTGACTGGCGTGTAAAACTTAGTTTACCAAACGATATGCTGTATGAATCAAGTCCTTTACTGGCTCCCTTAGTTACTACAGGCGGTTTTACTTTTCCTTATACACCATCTGTTGTCTTTCAACATAGTGCTGATTACAATGCGATGCAACCTGTACATACTAATTATCCTTTTTTCAGCTACGAAGGAAGCAAAGTTGACAGTATTATGCTTACCGGCAATTTCCATGTGCAGAACGCACTCGAAGCAAGATATTGGGTAGCATGTTTACACTACTTAAGAAGTGTAACAAAAATGTATTACGGACAAGGCAGTGAAAACCAAGGTAATCCGCCACCGGTTGTTAGATTAAATGGATATGGTGACTATGTGTTTAAGTCTGTTCCGGTAATTATACAAACATTCTCGCTTGATATGGGTGCTGAAGTTGACTACATTGCAACAGGATTAGGATCACCTAATATTAACGGTGGAGTTGAAACAGGCGGCGGAGTAGCATATGCCCCAGTAGAAAGTCAGTTTGCAGTTACTTGTGTTCCAATTTATAGTAGATCACAACAAGAAGCATTTAACATGAATGATTTTGTTAATGGTGATTTAATTCTTAACGGAAGAGGTTATATTTAATGGCGTACGGAGCAAGTAGTCCATACTATAAAACAAAAAATCGTGGATTTTATCTCGATCGTCTTGATATTCGACCTGTACCTGCAGAAGCAGATGATATCTTGTACGAAATAGAACCTCAATATGAAAACAGACCCGACCTTTTAGCATACGACTTATACCAAGATTCAAAATTATGGTGGGTATTCATTCAACGCAACATGAATGTATTAGGCGATCCTATATATGATTTTGTTGCGGGCACAAAGATTTATTTGCCACAAGGAAAAAGAATCAAGCAAGCATTACAAGGAGGCTAGTATGAGAAATTTATCTCCTCAGCAACTAGCTAACCAACTAGAAGAAAACGTTTCAGAAGCAGTTAGGACAGCAGATGGACTAATCAGACAAGGCTCAGCATCGCTTGATGGTGCTTTATCTGACATGTCGGGATCGTTATCCCAAGCGGCTTCGGATTTGCGTGATGAACTTCCGCAGTTTGCAGAACAAGCCCAAGCACAATTTTTAGAAGTGCAAGAAGCACTGCAAGGAACTTCTTTAGCCTCTAATAATATTGATATTTTAAATGATATTAAAGAACAAGTAGGAGATGCAGTCGCCGCTGTAGGTTCTGCACTAACTGGAGATATCACTAAAGGAATACAAGGAGTCTTTGATGAACTTGCTGGAAATCTAAATTTAGGACAAATGTTCCCAGGATTTGATTTAGGTTCCGCTCGAAGAGAAGACTTAGGAGCAATAGCTTCTGAAATGACAAAGCAAAAAAATCCTTTAAATGGATATACTCATTTTAATTACATTTTTACAATGGGTTGTTTGTCTAATGACGAGTTAAACAGGCCTGACGCAACATACAGAAGTGTTGGAGCACGTAACGTTATTTTAAGAACTACGGGCGGAGCAGGAAAATCAAAAACTACTACAGGTTTTGAAACTGGTGGAGCAAAAACTGAATTCTTTATGGATGATTTACAGATACACTCTTTAATTGGTGCAAATCCTCGTACAAGATCTACAAATGCTACACATATAGAATTTACAGTTATGGAACCCTATAGTATGGGTACTTTTTTACAAGCATTACAAATAGCATCTTATGAAGCAGGACATAGGAATTATATAGAAGCACCATTTTATATTATGATAGAATTTACAGGATGGGACCACACTGGTAAATCGGTCCGTTTGCCTGAAATGACTAGAATTATACCTTTTACTTGGAGCTTTGGTGAATTTAATGTTCAAGCAGGAGGAAGCACGTATAAAGTAATAGGTACTCCGTATCACAATAATGCCTTTAGAGATAGTGTTCAAGCACTACCTACAGACGTTACAATTACTGGACAAACATTTAATGAAATAGTACAAACTGGTGTTCAAAGTTTAGCATCAGTTTTGAATACACACCTATTAAAAGGTGTTACTGGTCGTGATAGTCCTCAAGTAGACGATTATATTTTTATCACTCCTAAAGATCCGTCAAGTGCTCGTATGCAGTTTACTAGCTCAGATACTAGCAACGGAGCAACATTTACAGTTGCATCATCAGCTGGCTACGACGAAGTAGGCACTGGTGCTCAGCCTTCATTTGTAAGGAGACAAGTTGATACCGAAGCGGCAAAAGAATCATTACTTACTGGACAATTTGTTGAAAGTGAAACTGCATTTTATCAGTATCTACAAAATCAACGAGGATTTACATTCCTAAGAAGCAACATTTCTGAAGATATTAAAAGATTTAACGAAAATGATTTAAATGTAAATGATATTGGAAATTCACCATTGGCTATTACAGATGCCCTTGCTGGAGGCAATCTTCCTTGGGGGCAAAATCTTCTAAATTATGATTCAGAAACAGGACTGTATAGCAGAGATGGGTTAACACTTGACCCCACAAAACGCACCATAACATTCCGTGCTGGCACACCAATACAACGAATTTTAGAAGAATTAGTATTGCTTACAGAATACGGTGAAAATTCTAACACAAATAAAAATAAACCAGATGAAAATGGCATGATTCAGTGGTTTAGAATAGATGCAATGGTTTATAATATTTCAAACGAACGTCATGAGATGCAGTTCGGCCGTCCGCCACGGGTTTATGTTTATAGAGTTCTTCCTTATATGGTTCACGAAAGTGTTTTTAGTTCTCCGTCAAGGGGTCATAGAAGCTATAATAAGTTACGTGAACAAGCGGCTAGAAAATACAATTACATTTACACAGGCGAAAACATAGACGTATTAGATTTTCAGATTAATTTTAATAATCAATTTTTTAACAATTTAGAACCTGACTTTGGAACCAATTCAAGAACACAACAAAGTGAAGGAACAACTAATGAAGCCGGAGCATCAGACAACATTACGCAAAGTGTATCCAATCCAGATAACACTTTTGGATCAATGACTCAAACAAGGCCAGATGGTTCTAGATCTCTTCCAAATCTTGTTGGCGGTGCAATGACTGAAAATGATAAATTAATTCTAGCTAGAACCTTCCAGGATAACTTAATTAATTCTGATGTTGACTTGGTTGATATGGATATTAAAATTTTAGGAGATCCTTATTACTTAATGGATAGCGGAATGGGAAACTATCATGCAAGAAGTACGCCTTATATGAACATGACTGAAGATCTTACAATGGACTATGAAAGCGGCCAAGTTGATATATTGTTTAACTTTAGGACTCCTATTGACTATGATCCTGGTGATGGTTTAATGACTTTTGCGAGCGACTTTTCTGACGTTAAAGATTTTAGTGGGTTGTACCAGGTTAATGAAGTAACAAGTAATTTTAGTAGAGGTGCGTTTACCCAAGATCTAAAATTACTTAGAAGACCTAGACAAACTTTAACTCCTTCTACTAATATTAGTATGTTTGCAGACAATGATGCAATCGAAGCTGAATTCTTAGAACTTCAAGATGCTTATAATACAGGCGTACAAGAAGGTACAATAACAGAAGATATGAACTATTGGATAGTGGAAAGATTGAATAACCAAGCGGCTCGATTCGGCGGAACTAATGCAGTACGAAATTGGCTTCAAAGTAACGGCTATAATGAAATGTATACAATTTGGGAAGAAGAATCTAATAGAATAACAAATAATACTAGGGCAACAGATCTAGCAGTACAAACATCTGGCACCTATGATGAAGCAGGAATAACTGGTGCAACTGGCGGCCCTGAACCAAACGGCCCTGGTAACAATAACGGATCCGGCACTGATCCGCAGGGCGAATTAGGAGGAACACCGGTTGATCCTCCGGGAACTACTACTCCTATTATAGCAGACCCTAATAGAATAGACCCTAATATTGCTGGAGGAGTTTCTTAATGGCAATTGATAAACGAACACCGCAAAACCAAGTTGATACAGCATTATCAAGAACAAGTGCAGGACCTTTTTTAGCAAAAGTAATAAGTCATATTGATCCAAAATATTCTGGTGATTTAAAAGTACAATTAATGCCAAGAACACGTACATCTCCGAATCAAGGAGAAGAAGGTCAAACAATTACTGCAAGATATCTAAGTCCTTTTTATGGTGTTACGAGTGTTGAGAGTAATAATGCAAACCCTAGCTTTAGATACACACAACAAAGTTACGGCATGTGGGCAGTTCCACCTGATCCTGGAACTACAGTAATGGTTATCTTTGTTGAAGGCCAATCTAATATGTGTTATTGGATTGGATGTGTACAAGATGAATACATGAATTTTATGGTTCCTGGCAATGCGGCTACATCAACCCTTGAAGAAAATACGCCTATACAATATCAAGGTAAAAAACTTCCAGTTGGTGAATATAATAAGACAATCGAATTTACAGGATCTGCTCAACCCACAAATTTTCCAAAGCCTATAGATCTTGATAGAGTAAATCAGTTACAAGAGCAAGGACTAGTAGAAGATGAAATTAGAGGCATTACAACTTCAAGTGCAAGACGTGAAGTTCCAAGTGCAGTATTTGGTATTTCAACTCCGGGCCCGTTAGATAAACGCCCTGGTGCTCCGCGAGGATCTTACGGTCCTTCTACAGATGCTATTGAACAGTTTAGAAGCAGGCTAGGCGGATCTAGTTTTGTTATGGATGATGGCGACTCAAGGTTGCTTAGAAAAGGTAAAGCAAGCAATAGTCCTCAAGAGTACGTAAACATAGAAGCTGGAGAAGAAGGAGGCGATCCAACACTTCCTGCAAACGAGCTAACACGCATTAGAACAAGAACAGGGCATCAAATTTTGATGCACAATACAGAAGATTTAATTTATATTGCTAATGGCAGAGGAACTGCTTGGATAGAGTTGTCAAGCAATGGTAAAATTGATATTTTTGCACAAGATAGCGTAAGCATTCACAGCGATCAAGATTTTAACTTTCATGCAAACAGAGATATTAATTTAAATGCTGGACAAAACATTAATATGGTTTCGCAAGAGTTGCGTAGTTCATCTGCAGATAAACACAGTTTTACAGCAGGGACAACTTTTGCTGTAAACACTGGCGATAATTTTGATATTACAGCAGGTGCAGACTTTTCTTTGTATGCAGGTGCAAACGGTAGTTTAACTATTAGCGAAAAAGGCACACTTGTAAGTGGTAATGACATGAGCATTGGTAGTGTTAGCAATCTTGGACTAGAAGGTCATAACAGCGTAAAAACTACAAGTGACGGCAATATTGAGTCCTGGAGTTTAGGCACAACTAAAATTAAGGCAGACGCTGAACTACATGTTAAAAGCGGATTAGCAACTAAGATACAATCTGGAAATGTGTTTGGTGTAAAAGCAACAGGTGATATTATTATGAAGTCTGATGCTAACATTGATATTCAAGGGGCAGAACCTCCACTACCGACTGATGCTTCGTTACCGGCAGCACCAAGTCCTTCGGTTCCTACACCTCCTGACGTGGCATTAGCACCACAACGAATTCCAAGACACGAGCCTTGGCCCAGTCATGAAAACTTAGATCCAACTAAATTTACACCAGATAAAACCAGAGCAGGCGGTCCCAGCACAGACGTATTTGCTCCTAGCACTCCTGACACATTTGCTAGAGGCCCAGCAGGGATGGCAGTTCGTTCTGGCATGCAACCTAACAGCCTTAACGATGGAACCGGAAGCAGATCATTTAGTGGGTCTGGAGTTGGTGATTTTGTAGCAGATATTCCGCCAGATACAGAACCAGTAAGATTAGAAAAACAAGCATTCAGTAGAATTTTTGCAAGTAAACTAAGAAGTATTGCAGGATTTAACGAAGAACAAATATATGCGGCTATTGCTTGTGCAGAAAGCGAAAGCGGATTAACCCTTACACAGGAAAGAGGTTATGGAGGAACTTCGGTATCAAGAATTAGAGATATCTTTAGGCAAGCAAGAGACGTCAGCGATGCAGAAATAGAATCTGCTAAACAAGATTACAATACATTCTTTGAACTAGTGTACGGTCCACACGGTCCTACAGGAAGAGATCTAGGAAACATTTTCACAGGCGAAGGTGCTAAATTTGTTGGTCGAGGATTAATCCAATTAACTGGAAGAGGAAACCACCAAAAGTATGGTAAAGATGCAGGACTTATAGATGAAGGTCTTGTTAATGAAGATAGAGACGATCCTGAATTTAATCCACAGGGTGTTAAAATTATCGATGATCCAACTATTTTGTTAACAGATGTAGATGCAAGTTGTTCAGTTGCTGCCGCTTATCTTAAAGATAGATATAAAGACTTTGGTAAACCTGATGTTTTGGGTAATATGAGATTTGCTATTGCTGGAACAGATACAGGTTATAATCTTTCAAGATCAAAAGACTTAGGCTTCTTTGAAGCTAAAAAATTACCCAACGGCGAGTTTGATCCAGACTGGATTAGAGAACCAGACCCGGAGCCAACTAGTAGACCAGACGACGGAAGCGGAGATTAAAAATGGGACAAGTATTCATTCCATCACCAATTGCAACTAGCCCACAATCACTGAATCAAGCAGAAGAATTTTTTAGACAAAATCCTGATATAGGACGTTTAGATTATTATGACTTAGAAGGAGACTATCCTTCTAATCCTGCTATTGCTGGTAACGGGTATACAAGCAACTCAAGGCCATCTAACACATATCCGGATATTGATCCAGGACCTGTACCACAAAATCCAGGCTATGAAAGACTTGTTGCAATACTACAAAATACGCTAACGCAAGATTGGACAGAAAAAGGAAATCCGGGAAACCCAAGAATTCTACAATGTTATGAAGTCGCTAGGCAATCATATACATGTGATAATTGTGGTCCCCCTCAATACTGGTGTAGTGCATTTGTAAGTTGGGCTTTAGAAGAAGCAGGAATTGAAAGTAAGCAGACAATGGGCAGTCAGTTATGGTACGACTGGGGTGCTGAAGTACCAGGATGGCGTAGCGGAGATTACTCTCAAATAAGAAAATATGATGTTGTAATTTTTAAAGCAAAAGACAGGGATGGCGGCCACATTGGATTTGCTGACAGCATTGCTAGTAACGGAAAAATTAATGTTCACGGAGGAAATCAAGGAAACAACGTGAAAGTTAGTGGTTATTGGTGGGATGATCCAAGACCAGACAAAGGTTTATACGTAAGAAGTATTAAACGAAATTGGGCCTTACCAGAAAGTGCTGATGTACCTCTCCCTGGTGCAGAAGCCGCTTCAACGGATACAACAACATAATGCCAGGAGTATGTAGAGATAACGACACAGCAGGTGGAGATTTGATTCCTAGTCAAACCACTGTGAGAATAAACAACGAACTAGTTATATTAGATGGAGATGCTGTTGAAGGACACGGTCCAGGAGAACATGCATCGCCAACAATGGTTGCATCTATTAATACCACAGTAAAGTTATTTGGAAAATTAATTTGTGTTGCAGGAGATCAAGCAACTTGCGGTGACGTAGCCACAGGCTCCTCTGACGTTTCTATAGGTGGATAAATATTGATATGAGTGCAGAAAAACCAATTTATAAGAATATTACAGTAAAAAGTCCAGAAGCTCCAAAGGCTGTTCCTGGATCAAAAGCCTATAGAGGTACTAGCACTGTTAATCCTAACAATGACTCTTTTGTGTTGTATGATATTGGTTTAATTAAACAAGATCTGCTGAATCATTTTAATATTAGACAAGGCGAAAAACTAGAAAATCCAGAGTTTGGGTGTATTATTTGGGACGCACTTTTTGAACCTCTTACAGAAACACTAAAAGAAGCGATTGCAGAAAACGTAACAACTATTGTTAATTATGATCCTAGGGTATCCGCAAGCAACATTGTTGTAGATACGTTTGATTACGGCATACAAATCGAGTGTACTCTTACTTACTTGCCTTACAACATAAGTGAACGACTTACGTTAGATTTTGATGAGCGAAATAGAATAAATTAAATACGCACTTTTCTAAATCAAATAAATAACATGTAAGAGGAAAAGCAATGCCAACAACGGACAGACAAAATAGATTACTTATAGCAGAGGATTGGAAACGCATTTATCAATCCTTTAAAAATGCTGACTTTAAGTCTTATGATTTTGATAATTTAAGACGAACAATGGTTGGATATCTCCGCCAAAACTATCCAGAAGATTTTAACGACTACATTGAATCTAGTGAATATCTAGCACTTATTGATCTTATTGCTTTCCTTGGACAAAATATTGCTTTCCGTGTTGATCTAAATGCTAGAGAAAACTATATTGAGCTTGCTGAACGCAGAGAAAGTGTTTTAAGACTTGCTCGTCTGTTGTCTTATAATCCTAAGCGTAACAGAGCCGCAAACGGATTTCTTAAAATCGACTCTGTATCAACAACAGAAACAATTTATGATAGTAACGGATTTAATTTAAAAGATCAAACAGTTGCATGGAACGATCCTAGTAACGAAAATTGGGAAGAACAGTTCCGTAAGATTCTTAATGCGGCACTGCCCGTAAACAATATTGTAGGAAAACCTATCACATCAGATACAGTAGCTGGTGTATTAACACAGAGTTATAAGTTTAATGCAATTAATCAAAACACTCCTACATATAGTTTTTCTAAAACTGTAAACGGCGAAAGCACTAAGTTTGAAGTTACTAGTTGTAGAATTAAAGAAGGAAATATTATTGAAGAACCGCCTCTTCCAGGAAACAGTTTGGGTTTCCTATACAGAGAAGATGGCCAAGGTAATGCAAGTAGCAACACTGGATACTTTGTTCACTTTAGACAAGGGCAATTACAAACAGGTGATTTTACAGTAACAGCCCCGAGTGCAAATCAAATTATTAGTATAGATTCAGCAAACATTAATAACTCAGATATATGGCTTTATAAGCTAAACAGTATAGGTACTGAAAATGCTTTGTGGACAAAAGTTGATTCAACTATCGGTACAAATGTAACATATAATAGTATTAACAAAAATAAAAGAAATATTTTTGCTGTACAAACACGCCAAGATGATAAAATTAATTTAGTTTTTGCCGACGGTGTTTTTGGTAATCTACCAAAAGGAAGTTTTAGAGTTTATTATAGACAGAGTGCTAATAGACAATATACTATTAGACCTGCAGATATTTCAAACACAGTAGTATCGATAAAATATGTAAGTTCGGTCGGTAAAATCGAAACTATTAATATTACTCTAAGTTTAAAATATAATGTTGATAATGCAAGTATTAGCGAGTCTAACACAAGTATTAGAAACAGTGCTCCACAAACTTATTATACACAAAACAGAATGATAACGGCAGAAGACTATCAAATTGGTCCTTTGAACGTTAGTCAAGAAATTATTAAAGCAAAAACTGTAAACAGGATTGCAAGTGGTATTAGTAGAAACTTTGATTTAAAAGATCCTACGGCAAAATATTCTAGCACAAACTTATACTCGCAAGACGGTGTAATTTATCAAGATTCTTTTACTAAAAAATATCAGTTTAGTTTTGTAACCCAAACTGACATTGAAGGAAATATTGAAAATCTAATACAACCTCTTTTGTCTACTAGAGGTATTAACAGTTTTTATCATTACAATTATAGTAGAATTATTACAGATGACTTGCAGGCAAGTTTTGTGCAGTCAACAGCTGATACAAACCTATCCACAGGTTACTTACAAGATACAAACGGTACACGTTTTCAAGTCGGCACGTTTACAGGCGGTGCATTAAGATTCGTAGAATCGGGTGCGTTAGTTAAATTTGTTGCACCAACAGGTCAGCACTTTATGGTAGACAGCGACAAGTATACACTAATGAGTGGATCTGCCGATCATCCTAACTCTGTTGATTACTTTTGGGTTAAAGTCATCGGTGTTAACGGTAATGGTACAGAAGTTGACTCCAGCGGCAATGGACCTATCAAGTTTAACAAACAGGTGCCAGAAGGTGCAATAGTTAAAGAAATTAGACCAAAACTTACAAGAACACTTAGTACAGATGTTAAAACACAATTAGTT